TGCCTAGCGTCCACCCCTGCCGAAGTACCTTTGCATTTTGCAACACTGCCACTGTGGCAGGCTTTACCGCTGCATTTTGCAACACTCATCACTGCACTCGCACCGTCGTCCTCGCTTCATCGCCCCACGACTTTTCCACAATCAATCGCCTGACACACGTGTCATCAAACACGTCCTTCAACGCATCGAGCACTGCCTTTGCCACGTTGTCTACGTCTGCTCGTGGCAGCACTGGCGCCGTCGCCTTCACGCCTCGCTTCGTCATGTGCGATTTGGGACGCACAAACACCGCATCGACAATCACCTCAATCGGTTCGCTGATTGGCGTCAGGCCGCACGCTATAGCCTCACGCAGGATCGCGTCACGGTACGCATGCACGGGATGCTTCGACGGCACGTATGCTCTGGCGAAGCCGCCGCGTGTGCTCACTCGCACTCGTGGCTGTGGCACTGGATCGCCTGGAACGCTGAACGTGATCGGTTTCATGCCCCGATCGTCGCAGCAGCGTCAAGCAAACCACGACGAGTGGATGATCTCGTAGTGCCGCATCACCTGTCGCACGTAATGCCCCTCGTGGATCTCGTCCAGCGCGTACGCATGGATGACCGCACCATTGGCGAGGTAGTAAATGGCGGTGCCCACTTGGACGGGCCGTAAAGCGCCGTCCAGTGGGCCGCCGAAGAACTCGACCGTGAGCCACTCTGCTTTCATTCGTACCGAATCACCGCGAACCAGCCACGCGAGCCGCGTGCTACTGCCTTTTCCACGATGCGGTAGCGCCCGTAGTAGCAGCAGTTACGCAGCGCAGCGTCTGGCGAAGCAGACGAAAAGCCGATGCCCTCTCGCCTGCCACCAGCGGTGCCGCAGTGACGCAGGATGCCCGTGCGTGCCATCGTCTCGGCGTCCTGTTGTGCCGATGTGATGTTCACACGCCTGGCGTTGATCACCACGTTATCCGCGTGGGCCACGACGCCACAGAACGCCAGAGCCATCGCCATGCAAATCCTTCGCATATCGTCCGTCCTTTCGTCCGTGAGAAACAGCCGCTCCGTGCGGCACTGCGACTCACGGTAGACGGCGTGTCAAATGCCAGAGAAACGAAACCCGTCCCACGAATACCGGCGAATGGCGTCGCTTACCTGTGCGTTTCTGTTCGCCCTGGCCCTCGATGCGTCTGGCGTCTCTCGTTGCATCTGCTCCATATGCCGCTGCCGCAACTCTTTGGCACCGGCTGCGATCTGCTCTGGCGTCGGATCAACAGTTACCGGCGGCGCTTGCTTTCGCGGCCTTCTTGGCAACGCATGACGTCGCCGAAGCTGCTCCACCTTCTTCTCCGCGCAGCCCAAGGCGGCGGCAATCTCAATGTGAGTCTTGCCGGCCGCCCAGAGCCGCTGGAGCACTGCCAGGTCGTAGTTCCATTGCTTGCGCGGCATAGTCAGTCCGCCGCCAACGGCATGATCACGCCCGTGTTGTCGCCGCACCGCAGGATCACCGCCGACTGTGCGTCCACGGCTTCGACTTCGACTTCCGGATCGGCCTCACTGTCGATGCCGCCCAGCCACTGCTGGACGAACAAAGGATCGAGCTTCACCGTCGCCTTGTCGCCGGCTTCCACGACGTCACAGGTGACGCTGCTTTCGCCCTTCTCGCTGCTCTGCCCGTGCAGCCAGATGCCGTCGCCAGAGAATACGAACTGCACGCCTTTGCTTTCCTCGCTGGTCACGATGGCAGCCGCTCGAGTAGCCGCGAGCAGATCCGCACGGCTCACGGTCGTGGCCTTGGCGTCACGATCCGGCAGCGTGTCACGCCACCGAGGGTAGCGACCGTCGAGCAGACGAGCCGTGACGGTAGCGTTGCCCACGGTGGCGACAATTTCCTTGCCCGTCGTCTCGAGCTGAACACTTTCATCACCGGCAGCAGCTGCAAGCCGTGCGATGATCGCCATGGCACGAGCCGGCACGAGCGTCTGCGAGTCGTCCACGGCCAGGTCGTGCTCACAGTTGACGCACGAAAGCCTTCGCCCGTCCGTTGCAACGAAAGTGACAACCTCGCCTTTCACTTCCACGAGCACCGCACCGAGAGCGTAGCGGCTCGACTCGTCATCGACGGCGAATACGACGCCTTTCACTGCACGGCAGAACTGGTCAACCGGGAGCCGCGTGACGGGCGTGGCACCGTCTACCGTCCACGCCGGATACTCGCCAGCGTCTTCCGTCGGTAGCGTCCACTCGCCACGTCCCGCCTTGATGACGCACGACGAGTCGTCGGGCGTGATCGTGATTTCGTCGCCAGTGAACGAGCCGAGGATGGCAGAAAAACAATTTTTTGGGAGCAAGAAATTGATGCCTGGGGGGGCGTTTTCGAGCGTGACGTCGATCCGCACGTCACCGTCACTCCCAGAAAGCACCCCGCCCGATAGGAGCACGCTCTGGTAGATGGGTCGTGGCGACCTTGTCGGCACCGCCTGGCCTACGGCGTTGAGCGCCGCCTTGAGTTCCGGTGCTGACAGGCTGATGCCACCAGCCCGCTTCTTTCGTTCCTTCGTTGCTGTCATCCTTCGATTCCTTTCGATGTAGTGAAACTCCTACCAACACGCCGAGAGAAAACATTCCCGCAGCGATGATCTGTCCAACGGCGAGCATGGCGAGCTCTTCGGTGGTCATGCGTTGCCGCCTTCCACGCTATCAACCGATGCAATCCGCTCGCCTATCCAACGCATAACAGGCACGGCCATTGAGTTCCCCAACGCCCGGTATCGAGGCCCGTCTGCGGCGGGCTTCTTCCGATACTCCACCAGCGTGTAATCGTCTGGGAAGCCTTGGAGCCGTTCGCACTCTCGGGGCGTGAGGCGGCGAACGGCCATGGACGTAGCCACTGCTGGCGGCTGACCGCCTCCTGTTGGTGATGGCTGTGCGACGGTTGGGGATAGTTCGCTTGCGTATTTCGGAGTCACAAATGTTGATAAACCGTAAGCAGCCACCACCGTCGTCGCCCGCGTATCCCCCTGGTCAAAGCAGCTCATCGTCGGGCTGACTTCGCCTGGCACCCACGACTCATCATCGCTGGTGCTTTGGGCTCGCTTGGATTTGGTGAAGGCCAAGAGCGTTTCGTTCTTAGCATCGCCCCTGCGAATGGATGGCAACGCCCCAGCCGCCGCTAGCTCGCAGACTTCCTGCCGCTGGTTCTGGGCGAACGCGACATAAGTGGTGTTGTCGAGGTCGGTTCCGCGTCCTTTTGACAGGGCGTGTGATCCGAGAGGCTTTGCGAGGCCTCCGCCAGAGCCGTCCGCAAAGCCGGAGGCAGAGCCTTGCCCCGTCGCTCCGCGCGTCGGAGGATTCCCGAACACGCTTTCGCGCTCAAATAGTACCGCTGCGGCACGTCTCCAATCTCCAAGGTGGCCGACAACGAACACACGGCGACGGCGCTGGGCGACTCCAAACCATTGAGCGTCAAGAATCCGGTAGGCGAACCCATACCCGAGTTCTGCCAACGCCCCGAGGAAGGTGCCAAAGTCCCGTCCTCCTGCCGACGACAAGACGCCGGGGACGTTTTCCCAGACCACCCAAGTGGGCCGCAGGACTCCAACAAGCTGAGTGAATCGGAGTGCCAAGTTGCCACGCGGGTCTTCCAGTCCTTTTCGCAGCCCTGCGACGGAGAACGACTGACACGGAGTTCCTCCGACGAGAAGAGAAATCGGTCCTTCATGTTGCAGCTGCTCCTCCGTGAGTTTGGTCATGTCGCCGACGTTCTTCAGCTTCCACCGCTCGTCAACTACTGCGGATGGAAACGGCTCGATCTCTGAAGTCCACACACACTCCCAGCCAAGCGGTTGCCATGCGACATGAGCCGCACCTATGCCGTCGCAGACGCTTGCGTATCTCACAGTCCCACCTCCGTCTTCTCGATGACGCTGGCGAGCCTGATGCACCTGTCCAGCGTCACTTCCAGCGTCTTCGCCGCCGTCTCAAGCAAGATCCGGTCGTCGTCGCTCACGTCGTCGTCCCACGCACGATCCATGAGCGACTGCACGACGTCGGACGGTGGCGGCAGGTGGATGTAGTTCATGCGTCACCGCCGATCAGCGCCATGCCAAGCGGCGTGAGTTGCAGTGTGCGGGCCTGCCCCGGCTCACGGGTCACAACGCCTTTGCGTTCCAGTGACTTCAAATGCGTGGTCATAGCGGCACCAGGGCTTCGCCATCCGTAGTGGCGACCGACCTGCCTATAGGTGGGCGGGTAGCCGTGTGTGTCGATGAAACCGGCAATCCAGTGGAGGATGTCCAGTTGCCTTGCCGTCAATGTTGGGGCGTCAATCGTCGTTGTCATCTGTCGGAATCCTTTCCGTTAGGTTGTCGCACTCTTGGCAAGCGCACGCCGTGTACGCTCGAAAGCATCTGCCGCCTCACCCGTGAAGCCGCGCGGCGGGAGTTTTTCTTGCTGCATGTCGCCGGAACGCTGCTTCTTCGCCGGCTTCGGCTCGTCGTACTGACCGCCGAGCACCTTGGACACGAAGCCACTGACGCACAGCTGGATCAGCGTCGGCTTCCCGTTGTCGAAATACCGGCACCTGTGAAGCCGCTGGATCGCCTGCAAGGCGTCTTCGAGCCATCCAGGCTCACCGAGACGCTCGTCTGTCTTGTCTGGCATCCCAGACGCATTCCATGGCTGCACATGCCCAGCGGCAGCGGCAGCGGCCCACGCCGCCTTGAGTGCCTTCCTGCCTTCCGGCAGCGAAGCGCCTCGCGGAGGAGGAGGATTATCTCCTCTAGTCTTCTCTAGTCTGGTCCGGGTAGTTGCCGGACAGGGTGTTTCGGGTGTGTCCGGGTCGGACCCGGACATTCTCGAAAGTGCCTTTCTAGCGGCATCTAACGCTCTTTCTTTGGCAGTTTCCGAGTTGTGCCGCTCCCAATTCGGGATGACAATCCCGTCCTGGTCGTCGCACAGCCACCCGACGCTGACAAGCGCCGCAGCGAACCCGGAATGCCCTACGATCTCGTCCACCAGTTCGCCAGACTCGCCGGCGACGGCTCCGTTGTGGCTGTGGCGGTCAAACCACGACCACAGCCTGAACAGCTTCCCGTAGACATCGTCGCGGGTGACGCCGCACGCCTTCGATAGCCGCCGGATCTCCGGTGCGTCGATTAGGTCGTGGCGGAATTTGATCCAACTACCGGCCATCCTTGGCCTCCGTTACTTCACGCCAGCCCTGATTGACTAACCATTCCATGTCGTCATCGTCGTATCCGTACGTGTTGTGGTCTTCGCAAAGAAGAATTAGCTCAGACCTTCCGTTTGCTACGGTAAATTCCCTTTTGTCAACGGTGAGCCAAAACGGATCGGGAGTTATTAATGAGCCGTCCATGTTTGTTGTAAATTCAATCCAGTCTCCAGCGCTCGGAATGCACGAGACCGAAATAATGTTTTGCAATCGGCAAATACCTCTGCGGCATTCTCCGATCATGTGACATTCGATCTCCACTGTTACTTGAATCATCTCAGCTGCCATCCTTGGCACTCCTTACTTCACAGACACGGAGTTTGCTTCTGCGGCGAGACAGTCGCCGTGGCATCGCTGCGGGTAGCAGTGGCACACAAGCACCTTGCCTGTGAGTTCGCCAGCATCAATCCGCTCGGTGATAGACGGCTTTCTGACGAGGTAGTGCCTCTCGTACGAGTCGCACACCTCGTCGCGGTCTCCGTCCTCGTTAAGGACAAACGGATTGCCGTACCGCGTGCTGCGGTCAATGCGAACAGCAAGCCCTTCACGCTCAGCCCAGCAGATAAGGTTCTTGTCTGCGGCAGCGTTTGCCACCACCGTCAGTCCGTCCTGCACCTGCACCTGGCGATCGCGCTCGTCTTGTCGCCAATCGTCCGTAGGCTTCTTTGCGACTTCACGCTTGGCATCTTGAAGTGTGATCTTTCCGGCCTTCAGTCGCTCAAAGACTTCCGGGGCTTCGGTCTTCACCTTCTTGGCGTCGGAAACGTAGCGGTCGTTCACGCCGACAGACTTGGCGGCTTCTTCCCGAGCCTGCGCCCTCTTTTGTTCAGGAATTTTTTCCTGAACAAATTCTGCTTTTGGCTTGCGGGCCTGCCTTCGCTTGGCGTCTGCGGCAAAGTGCGGCTCAAGCTCAGCAGCAACAGCAGCAAGCGCCCCCTTATTCATGTGCCGCCGCCGATCATTCAGCGACACAGCGAACGCGGTCGGTTCGTCGCCGGCGTATTCCTTTGTCTTCGGATCAACGCCAGCAATCTTGCAGGCGGCCCAGCGGTTGCGTCCGTCGAGGATCTTTCCCTCGTACAGCCACACCGGCACAAGCTGGCCGTTCTTGCGGATGTCGTCGGCCAGCTCAGCCAGCTTGGCCTCGTCCATCATCGGCCAAACATCTGCAATAGGATGGTTCTTCATCGTCCGTGAATCCTTTCATGGCAGGCTCGGCAAACGAGCAGGTAGTCAGAGTCCGCGTATTCCCAAGGCTCTAGGTCGGCGTCGTATCTCAAGTGGTGAACAACAGTTGCTGCCCCGTCGATTCGGCACGCTTGGCAGCAACATCCTCTCGCCGCAAATAAGGCCAGCCGCTTGGCTTGCCATCTACGATCAGCGAGCTTGAGTCGATAAGTGGCGGGGTCGTTTTTTTTAGACGGTGGACATGCACCACAAGCCACGCAGTACGGTGCGTGCTTGCCGTGCCAAGCAATAGCCACTTGTCGAAGTCAATGTTTGTGATCTGGAGGTTGTCCCAAAGCCCTCCGTGCCTTGAAGGATTCTTCCGCAACCACTCATAGACTTCGTGCGCAGCGACCTGTTGCCTGTGCGTCTTTCCTTGCTGGCTCTGCCATTGCAGAAATGGCTTTTGTGGCGTCTCGCATTGCGTTGTCAGCCAATCAGGAGACTCTTCAAACTCCCGTATTTCCATCCCGTATCCGATGCTCGACTGCTGCGGCTTAACGACGCCAATGCTGCGCCTTTCCCGGTTGAAGCAGTCAACGGGATCTTCGTCTCCTGTCTGTCTCACGCACGCTTCAAGGATCGCCCGTTTTTCTTGCGATCCATCAACGCGACCAGTGATGTCAGCCTCGAGCATCTTCCAGCTTTCAAAGCGGTTGTCCTTCGGCGTGGCCTGGACTAGCAATTCGCACCTATCCCACATGCTCAACCGCTCCATGCCGTTGCGGTAGTCGCAAAACACGCGAGCAAAGCCAATCGCGTCGTCAAGCACGATTGCACATTGCACAACACGTCCGTCTTTTGTTCGGTTTGGCGCTCCAACGCCAATGACGACGCCGCTGATGTCTGTGCCGTCCCTTCTCATCACGCACACCTCCATTCCCTTTCGCCCCTGCCGCTGCTACTCGCCACCAGCATGCCCGTCTCAACGATCCTGCCAGCCCGTGCAAGCTCGCCCAGCCGCTTGTTGACCTGGTGCCCAAGCAGTCCGCATCGTGCCGCAATGCCCGACGCACCAGCCGGCCCGTGCGACAGCGCCTCAAGGATCGCCGCGTGGTGCTCGCCTGCGAACGTCTTGACGCTTGCGGCTGCTGCCTTGCTCGTCACCGGATCGGTGCGGCGGAACAGCGGCAGCGTGTCTTCGATGGGCGGCGTGATGTAGTGCGGGCGGGTCACTTCCGTGGCTCCAGATAGATGCCTCGTGCGATGCACGACACCACAGACTTCGACACTGCCAGCCTTTGCACGATAACGCTCTGCTTGACGCCCTGATCAAGCAGCTGCTTCACGCGATCAACTGGAACTGATGGCCTCGATGGCATCGCTCACCTCATTCCTTTTGTGTCACGAAACACAATGCCGCCCAAAGCCTGGGCGAGAGTTCCAAAAATTGCCGTTGTGTGCACACGGAGCCACGGGCTTATCGAATCAGCGTCTGTAAACGCAACGACTTCCTTGCCGAGGTTCTTGGCGTAGAACACTTCCATAGCCGTGCCCCAGCTAGGCTCGTTGGCATTGACAAGGACCAGGTCGGCTTCGTCAATCATCTGCTCGTCGTGAGCGACAATGTCGTCGGCAGCCTCTTCCTCAATGCCTCGATAGTCATGCCGCATAGGGTCTAGGCATGTGATGTCGTGAACGCCGAGCACGGCAGCGGCTTCGTTTCGCCACGCCTTGCACTCAATGTCTGATCGTCCGTGTATCGGGCCAGCCAAATAGACCTGTGTCATCACGCTTCCTTTCGTGTATTGGCCGCGTGTCGTGCGGCATCCGGTCGCTTTACCCGTGGAGTCGGGCGGCGGCTGCACTGATACAACGCCTCTTGAGTGCTCAACTGGCGACCAATGGTGCCCCAATGGAAAAGCACCTGCGGCCATGGCGGGCCGGTCTGTGTCAATCGCTCGACTCTGGTTTCGGCTGAGGGTCGTGCAGCTTCTCCCGCACGCGCGGTTCGTACTTCGCCTCCAGCTCGTTGATGCGTGCCAGCAGCGCCATTTCCTTCTGGTTGTCGCGCTGTGCCTTGAGTCCGAGGTGCCGCACAAAATCCGCCATGTCGTGCTTCCTGTAGCGGTCGAGAAACTCAGCAATTGAGTCAGCACTGATCGTCAGCGGTTCGTCGAGCGGGCGAGCGGCGTACCTAGCCATTGGTCGCCTCCCGTGCCTGCTCTCGCAGCTTGATTGACTCCGCAAGCAACCTTGCACGCATAGCCTCAATCTGATCTGCGGCGTCGAGCAACGCTTCAGCCTTGGTGGCACGCCAGCGAGTCGCGGGCACGATGGTGTCGCCAGGCAAGCGGACCATCGGCGTGCCGTTGACCGTGAGCGGCTCGCCGTCCTGCACCCAATGGTGGAGGTCGATGCTGCCGACGTAGGCGCTGTAGAGCTTGGTCATGCCGTCACCTCCTCTCGTCCGACCAGGATCTCGACCTTGCCCATCAGCAACTTCGTGAGTTCCGTGAATTCGTCGTCGCTGATCTCGCCGGCGTCGTGGTAGCTGTCGAGCTTGGTCCGAAGCGCCTCGCAGGCAGCGACGTCCTTGGCGGCGCTGATCGCCAGGCGGCCGTTCTCCGCTCGAGTCCGCTGCGGCTCCTGCGCGACCTTCGGGGAAAGCACGATACGCGACGGCTTCGGCTCGTCGTCGAACTTAGGCCGCACCTCGACGGGCTGGCGTGGCGTCTCTGCCACGACCGGCTGCGGGTAGTCCTGTGCCTCCTCGGCTGTGATCAAGCCCCGCAGAGCGTCAGCAAATGCGTTACGCAGGGCGAAGCCACGAGCACGCAGGGCAAGCATTCTTTCTGGATACTGCGACCACGGGCCAGACTTGCCAGCCAGCCCGGCTCGCTTGGCGTCCTGCATCGAGAACCGGCTGACGGTAGGTGCCGGGTAGCCTCGACGCTTGGCTTCGCACACAGCGGTCAGGCTGTCGCCCTGGCCCTCGGTGTATTCCTTGACGTACTCGCAGACGGGCGACGACTGCACCAGGGCAAGAGCGGCGTCGCCCCAGATCGTCGGCCTGCCGTTGATGACGGCGATGCTCTGGAGAGACTGCATTGGCGAAAGCCCGACTTCGCTGCCGTGCTGGATTGCCAACATGCACGACTCTGGCTTGCCCTTAAAGTCCTTTGGGGCGAAGTCGCTGCCGCTTACCATCTTGGCGAAGCGAAAAGCGTCATCGAACGACTGAAGTGCCAGCCCTGTGCTGGCCCGTGTTGTGCTGATTTCCGTGCTCATTTGCCGTGTCCTTTCGTGTCTGTCCTGAAAAATGCCCGGCTCTGCGTCATGCTCACCGGGTGTTTGGTGCGTCCCTGCTGCTGGGTCTCCGACCCACTCCTTTCCGCCCGCTGCGTCCTGCTGGCGGGCGTTCCTTGTGTCAGTGCGTGATGTCTGCGACGGGCACCGTCACCCACGAGTGATCGACGTTGACGACCATCCAGCCGTCGTCGCGGAACCACTCGATGTGGCCGCTCCAGCGCTTTCCTGCGGTCATGCCGCTGACGAAGTCGCCAACGGCGGGCGGCTGGTTGGTGCCGTAGGTCTCGGCCATACCGGCGATTGCGGCGGCGTATTCACGGCTGTGGGCGTCATTCGTGTGCATAGGGGGGGCGTCCTTTCGTGGTGGGGGCAGCGTATACGGGCGTCCACCCGTGTCAACAGTCGAGCAAACAAAATGCGGGGACTGAAAACCGTGTTCACTAGTGCGACAAACAGTGCCGAGGTGTGGTTGCCATGGCGAAACGTAAGGTAGCAATATCGAAACTACTGTCAACGGAGAATGCTTAGGGCTGCGTCGGCAAGATTGATTGCCGACCGACCGAACTGGCGAAGCCGACCAGGCGGCTCCATCTGCTGCGGCATCTGCTGGGCCACGATCTGCGGCGCGAGAGCCTGGCGGTGTGCGATGTCGATGGCGGCGATCTCGAACCGGGTCTCGACCAGCAACTCGGCACCGATGGTCATGCAGGCGATGACGAGAGCGGCTTTGAGTGTGTCGCGGAGCATGGCGGAATCCTTTCCGTGTGTGTGAGTGCCACCCGTTTCGCGGCTGTCGGCAGGCCGGGTGGCCCCACCTTGTGCGGTCAAAGAAATCCGTAGTAGGTCACGCCGTCGATGGAAGTGATCCGATCCAGCCCTTCGAGTATGGACGGGTCGCACTCGACATAGCACGGGCGAGGGGCAGAGGCTGCGACGCAGGCGACGATGTTGGTGCAGTCGTAAGTGCGATGCGTCCAGTTGATGTTGCGGAAGGTCTTCATCGTTCGTTCCCTTTCGTCTCGTGGTGTCGTGCCCGCTGGCCCAGGTGCCAGCGGGCGAGGATGTGCGGTCAGATCGCGGCGATGAACGCCGGGCTGACGCCGCTGATGTTCATCGTGAACACGCCGTGCAGCATCGCCGAGTAGCCGCCGACCCCCGAGCCGTCCGTGCCCCAGATGCTGCCGCCTCGAGCAGCGACCAGCGACAGGATGCCGTAGTATTCGCCGTCGAGCTTCACAAACTCCTCGCGGCTGTTGGGCGTGAAGTGCTTGGTGATCGTGACGACGTTCTCGCGGCTGCTGATCTTCCAGCCAGCCTCGCGGGCTGCGGCGGCGAACTTGGCGGCGGCGGTCTTGGTCGAGGTCTTCATCGTTTCTCTCCGGTTGGCGTTGCGTCAGGTCTCAATCGCCTGACACCCACATAGTAGCAATATCGAAACTACAGTCAAGCGGGCTTGAGCTGGTCTGAAAAGATTTTTTCGGAAGTGCGTATTTCCCGAGGGAAACGCTACTTACGGCGGCGAGCTGCTTTCTTGGCAGCTGGCCGCTTGGGGCTTTTGGCGGCTTTCCGCGCCACTTCGTGCATGCGGGCACGGCTCGAAAGCGTCCCTCGCATGGCTTGGGCAGACGTTTTCAGCACCGTCCAGGCTTTCCCGTTGACCTTCCAGCCGTCCAGCACGCAGCCGACTGTCCGCTTTGTCGTCTCGTCTAGGTGCTTGTCAAGCAGCCTGCGGATGTACTGGGGGCTACAGCCCGCCGCTTTCGCGGCGTCTTCCACCGAAATCCAATCGTCCTGCACTGCCATTGCGATCATGCCTCAATCGTAGTTGCCACACCGCAACAGGTCAAACCACTGCCGCAGGATTTCCAGTCCTCACCGATTCCCGACCCGTTCGTTGCCGCCATCCGCCCGGTAGCTCTAGGATGCACTACCGGGCGGATGTTTAGCGGAGAGGGCGGGATTACCCCTCTTGTACACCTGTACACCGCTGTATACCATGTCCGCCACAACAGGAGGACGATGAAAATGACGCTTCGAGACGTGCTGGCGAAATACGCGATTCTGCAAAACCTGACTGACAGAACGGTGGTGCTCTACGGTCACACGCTTGACCGCTTTGCCGAGTTCCTCCAGCACGAGCCCACCATCGACGACATCGACGACTTGGTCGTCGCCGGATTCCTCCGATGGCGTGCAGCCACGCCACGGAAGCGTGGCAAGCCCTCTGCCGCCTCGGTGGCGAAGGACAAGTCACAGTTAACCGCTCTGGCAAACTGGGCGGCTAAGAAGCGTCTGAAGCGTTCAGACGGGCAGGACGTCGAGTTCCTGTCGTTGCCCAGAATGAGGAAGATCCGCCATGCCCCACAGGCGTACACAGTCGATGAGGTCGCCCGGCTCATTCGGCTGGCAAAGCAGCGGATCGGCAACATTGACGGCAAGCCAGCCGCCTGGTGGTGGAGCACGATCATTTACGCTGCTTGGTGCAGCGGTGAACGTATCGGCCCCCTGCTTGAGATCCGTTGGAAGGATGTTGACCTAGACGGGCAGACGCTCCTGTTTCGAGCCGAGACGAGAAAGGGCAGATGCACCGACATCCAGCGAGCGATCACGCCTGACCTGTCTGACATGATGCGTATGCAGGCAGGCCCGCCAGAGGCTCTGGTATGGCGGTGGGATCGGGCGTACCACTCGCTCTGGCCTAGCCTGCGGCTGCTGTGCCGGCGAGCCGGGGTGCGCGGTACGGGATTCCACAGGCTGCGGAAATCCTCGGCGTCGTACGTTGCACTTGGTGGTGGCGACGCTACCGAGCACCTCGGCCACTCGTCGCCAGAGATGACGAGACAGCACTACCTAGACCCACGGATCACTTCGCCAAAGAAGGCGCTGGACTACCTGCCAAAGCTGGATCTGGACGGGAAGAAGGGCGATGGAAAGCCGCCCGAAAAGCCCGCCGATGCCCCGCCTGCGAGCGACGAAAATCCGCCCGAGAGCAACGCGGCGTGACGCCTTGACCAACTCTGTCAAATGGTACGCCATTTCCGGCAGATTGCTCGTCACGCAATAACCGCGAAATGCCGTACCACTTGACGCCCATGCCACACTGCCGCCATGCCCCACGCCATCCTTCGCTTCCGCCTACCCAACGAGCAGTCCGAGTTTGACGCCGCCCGCCAAGGCAGCGAGGCGAAAGCGGTGCTGTGGGACGTGGACCAATACTGCCGTGGTATCTGCAAGCACGGCTCGCCGTCAGAGGAAACGAGGCGGCACCTGGAGCATGTGCGCACGCTGATACGCGAGACGCCGGGGCTGGTGGAATGATTGACCTGAGAACGACAAGGATCAGCGGCAGCGATGAGGAGACGAACCATGCCTAAAGACGATGCAACGCCGTCCGCTGCATCGCGTGGTTCTCACGCTGAACTCATCGGCAGGCTTGCCGAAACAATCGGAGCGGACGGCCCGTCGCTGACGCAAAGCATCCGCATTGATGTCAACGTCCACAAGGAGCCGACCGTGACTGTGACGCGGCTCGCGGACGCAGACCAGATCGGCATGATCATCCAATGCTCCACTTGGGCGGACTACACGCTGGTGGAAAACGATGAACTCAAGCGATTGCGCAAGGGAGCGGCGCTGACGGCGGAAGAGCGCCGGGCTGTCGCATCCGCTGGCTCTCCCAACACGCACATGGCTGCGGCGAGGCTGTCAGCGGCGAACACATGGCTGCAAGAAGAGATAAAGCGGCTGCGGCTCACCGACGAGGAGCGGGAGGCGGTGGAGTGGTACGCTGCGTTCCCTGACGGGATACACGCCGACACGCTCCGCTCGCTGTTGGAGCGACTCGCTTAGAGCTTCCGGTCGCCGTCGTGAAAGACTGCCTTGCCGCTCGACACCCGTGACTGGAACACCTGCAGCTTGTCTGGCGTCCCCGGCTGCGCGTCCGTCGGTTGAATTGCTTCCAGCCTTGCAGCGACGTCTAGGCGAATCGCCGTGATGGCGTCGATGGCTCTCGTGCAGGCGTCGTAAAGAATTGTTTCGTCGTAACGAGCGGCGCGAGCGACGTACTCAACTCCGCAGGCGTCGGAGAATTGATTGCTTCCGCCGGCAGTGTGTGGCGAGCAGTACAGGACGATGCAGGCCCGCGCTCGCGCCACCTCCATGGCGAGTTGCGTCAAGCTCTTGCGCAGCGGCGCTGGTGTGCCCCGCCGGTATCGAGGCCGTTTGGCGACCATACCTGCCGGTATAGTGTGGGCGTCAAGTTTTACGAGCTTCGCGGCAAGCCTGACGCATCCAAGTGCGGTTTGCCATGCTCTCGAACCACAGCCGGGCGAATGACTCGACGGCATCTGTGCCGACATCGCCGTAGAGTTTCTGGAGTTCTGGCGAGTCGCCCCACATAGCCTCGACGTCTTCACGCACCTTGGCTATCAGCACCTTGGCGTCCTTGACCGCAGCCGTCTCGCTCTCTGGCTGCGAGCGTGCGAGCTTCGTCCAATGTTCCGCATTCCAACAGCGACAGACGGAATCGACGAACTCGTCAAACGCACGGCCAGCGGCGACAGCTCGCGGGCCGACCTCGTCGCGGAGCCGGCTACGGAGGTGTGGAAGCATCCCAGCCGGCGCGTCACTCACCGCTACCTCCCGCCCGCAGGCCGAGCAGGTAGACCAGGCGTGAGCGACGCGCCGGGGGAGGCTTTGCACTTGCACGACGCAGGGCATGGGCATGCCGTCCGGTGGCCGTCGCCGTGGACGATGTAGCCCTTGCCGCCGCAGTCGGTGCAACAACCCGGCTTAGGCTCTGGCTTCGGCTCTGGCGCCCGTTCTGGTGCCGTGGCGGCATATGCCACCGAGACCGCCGCCGAGGCTCTAGGAGCCTCTTGGTCGATTGCGGCAGGGTCCGCAGCCAGCCACGTGAGCCAGGCGATTAGGGTTTGCCACATGCCTCACCAGCCCTTTCCGTGGTCGAGCACCCTGTGCCCGTTTTCGTCCACTCTGGCGTGTACGACGTAGTGCTGCTCGGCTGGCGGCTGCTCGGCAAACATCATCGCCCACAGTCCGAGCCGTGCGAGCCGCTGGATGAGCCGCAGAACGGGGCGGCTAGGCTCTGGCTTGACCGGACTGTAGTCGCTGGTGGCGGCCCACCACGTGAGCATGACGGCGACCAGGCCCACGACGACGGCTGTCTGAATTTCACGCTTGCTCATCGGTCGTCGCTCCACAGCGAGTAAACGAACATCACCACGACGGCACCGATCACGCTGCCGATCAGCCCGGCGGGTGCGTCACCGAACGGCAAGCCACCAGCGAGAGAGCCGATAACGCCGAGACCGATGGTCGGCACCCAGCCTTCAGGGCACTTGCCAGGGTAAAGCCACTTTGCGATGCCGCCAGCGACGGCACCGAATACGAGCCACAAGAGAAGTCCCATGCGTTGCTCCTAGAAGGCGATGTGGAATGTGTCTGCGATCAGACGAGCGGGCGACGGCTTGCGAGCGCGGGCGTCTGGCGGTGCCGGTGCGAGCCAGCCGCCGTGGTCAAGATCCCGATACTTGAAGCCGTCCGTGTCACCGATTGCCCATGCGTCCTCGAGCATCCGAGTCTCAACGACAGAGCGACGCGCCCAGTACGAGCCGTCTGGCATGTCTGCCGGAACCTTCGGGCCTCCGATCCAATTTGGCCCCCAGCTGTTCAGGATCAGGCACAGGTCATCCGGCGATCCGTTCTTCTTGTGGCGAATTCCTATTGCCACTTGCTGGTGCATCCATGTGCCGGATGCTTCTGCGATGCCGTCCTTGTTGCGAACGGACTGAAAGCCTTGGGAAGAAGCGAGCGTACACGGGTAGCCTGACTCTATCGCTGCCGCCAGTTCAGCCCACGAGCGAACGGCAACCACATGCCGCAGCGGATGCTTCTTCGCCTCGGCGTCGAGCCTGCCGTTGTCACCTTGCCCGCCGCAGCCATACGCCCCGTACTGCTTCGCCCGCTCGCCGGAATACTCAGTCAGGTCTACGGTCGGATATTTCTGGCGATAGACAACGCCGAACTCACGCAGGAACTTTGCGACGCCGTAGCCAGTCGCGCCGTCGCTCCACCCGCCATACGGCTGGGCACCATCTCCCGGCTTGCCTCTCGCCTCGACACGAGCACCGCCATACAGCGGCTCCGTAGCAGGGAGAAGCGGTGGCTCTGGAAGTTTGCCAAGCGACCAGGAGACAGCGTCAGCGACCGCCACGGCATGCATTCCACCCCAGCTGGTGCAGTCTCCGATTTGTTGCCTGCCTACGACGAACGGCTTGCCGTACCGTGCTCGATGTGCAGCATCCATCTGTCGATACAGAAACGTATCGACGCCTTTGGCTTCCTTCATCGCCTCGGCACCCGCCTGGCTGAAGAACTTCTCGTCACCGAGAGTCGCTAGAAACGCCTTCGTTCCCGCCGGGTCTGGCGTATACCCGAACTGCCCGTCGATCCGTGCGACGACCTTGTGCGTGGCACGCTCAACGAGCGCACCGAGGATCGCCATCACGACGACGAAAGTGACGGCACCGATAGACCAGCGGCTACTTCGTGACATCGGCGGCAGCCCTCGACAGGTCACGGAGTGCAGATACCCACGCCGCCCGGCTCTCTGCCGTCACGGGACCGCCGGAAGCACCCACGGCGTCGTCAAGGAACTTGTGCACGGCTTCCCTGACGTGCGGCTGACGGGCACCGATTGAATCGCCCTTGCAACGAGCCTCACGGGCAGCAATCCGCAACTCGTCAAACGCCACGCCGGTCTTAAGTCGCTGGTCGTGCGTGCCGTCGTATTCAATGCACGACGCCAACTCGTCACACAGAGCCGAGAGCGTGGCAGCGTCAGCGGCAGCCGTCGGCCCAACGAACTTGCCACGCAGCGTGAATGCATCCGGTGGCGACGGTGCAGGCGTCGGCGTACTTGAGCGGCTCGGCATGAACGCAATCGCCGCAGCCACGAGCAACGCCACAGCGGCGACATGCTTGCCGTCGATGGTGGGCATCTTCACCGAGGAGATGAACGCCTTCACCTTCTCGGTGATCTGCTGGCCGGCGAGCAGATAGACGGCAAACGCCACGAGCAATGCAGTGATCATGCAGCCCTCACGAGCGGAAGAAGGGATTCAATGGCACCGCCAGCCAGAGCGAGCACGAGTGCCCTGATGGCCGGCCGGGCGATGACGTAGACGGGCCAGGCAAGAAGCGGCACGCAACGATCGGCGACCGTGTCGAACAGCGCCGCAGCTGCGACCAGCGCCAAATCCTTTTTCTCGGCGCCGCTCAAGGTTCCGATGTCGTCCAGCGTTGCCACAGCCAGACGCAAAAGCGCGGTCAGCAGTTCGCCGAACTCTGCCCACGTCAGACCGTCCGCCGACGCCAGCTTTGCCGTAGCGATGTATGCACGCACCTTCTCCGACAAATTGTCGAACGCAGCCGCAGCGGTGAGGGGGGCTTCGGAAATCATGACTTCACTCCTGCTAGATAGACTTCGCACGAGGCGGCCGCGGCGGCCGTGAACGTCAGCACCTTGCTCGAGCCGGTAGTTGCCCAGCCGGTGCCGTTGACGGCGTACAGAACGCCGGAGGGGCCGATCGTTTCGGAGTCTGCCGACCGGCCAGCCCATCGATTGGCGTCGGAGCCGCCGACCGTCAGCGTTGCCGTGGTCGACTTGTTGACAATCAAGAGCGCCTTGACGCTTGCCAGAGACAGAGTTCCCGTGCCGCCGAACACTGAGAGCGACAGCGCCCGTAGGTCGAGCGACGTCGTCTGGTTCGCCGTGATCGACACCGTGCCCTTCCAGTAGGCGTTGCCTTGGTTGGCGCCGGTGCCGTTGGCCAAGTCGAACTGCAGCAACGTGGACGCTGAGTCGACGACGTCGATTACATCCAAGGCATCCACCCAGCGGGGTGTGACGCGCAGTGTGGAGGTCAACGTAAAGGTGGTTGCCATCACGCCCCCGCTGCGGTGGAAGTGCCAAGGATGAAAATCGTGTAGCTGATCGCTGCGGCATTCGGATTGGTGATCTGGAGGTTGCGGTTCGCCGACGTCACGACCCAAGAATCCGTGTAGTTGATGGCGTGCCACTCGCTGGCCGGGCCGACGCTTGCGGCGTACACGCCGGTCGGATTGCCGGGAGCCGAGCCAATCAACACGCGACGGCCCGCCACCGTCTCGTTGTTCAACACCCGGATCATGCGCACCTGGTTGAACACGAAAGGCACCGCCACGCCGAACGTCTGCTGCGTCAAATCCAGCAGGTCGAGCACCTCGGAGGTGTTTGCGGGAATCGTCCGCGTGTCGGAGAAGACGAGATCCGCCTTCCCGGCCGTGGCTCCGTCGCCGATCTCGTAGCTCTTGGCGTAGTTCTGCGACGCCGAGATAGAGCCCACGTCCTGCCCGTTGACGCGGGAGATTTGGAATATGGTCCGCACCCAGCCTGTCAGCGTGTCTGTAACGGATGTCGCCATGCCGCCAGAGTAGGGCGGCGGGGGGGCGAAACTATGGGCTTATGGTGCCGTCTGCTCGCGGTGCAAAACGAGGGCGATAGCGGCGTAGCAGGCGGTGCGTCAGTGACCATGCCGCCAGACTAGGGCGGCTGGGCAGAATCCTAGACCGGCTCTGCCGACGGTGCCTTGCAGCCGTCACCACGCAGCTTTCCGTCGTTGAGGTGCGGCCAAAGCTCCTGCGAGTGGATTGCAGCCAGCATTCCCCACGCAGCGTGCCCGAGGTGCGGTTCGCTTCTGTCGCCGCCGAGGAACTTGTAGATGTGTGCGATGACGTGGTTAAGCAGGTCATGCACGGGCATGCCCTTCTCCCAGTTCCAATCGCCGTACTTCTCAGCGCCCTCGGCGCACGCACGGGCGACTTCTCGCAGGCCGATTGGAGAGACAAGGTCGTACCGAAACTGCTCAACGTCAGACGAGCGAACGGCACCCGTGCCAAACTTGGCTGTAGTGCCTGGCCGGATGTCGTCGGCTGGCTGTGCCAAGATGCTGTCGCCGCTCCACCGGATGTCGTCCGGTGCCGCCTCCATCTCTCGCTGTCCCTGCAGAATCCAATCCTCCGGCACCGACTCCGGCTCTGCTGCGTTGTCTGCGGGTGCGTGGCACTTGCCGCCGTCGCAACATGCGCCAGCCAGGCGAGTCTCCACAGCTTCACGCAATGCGGCGTTGGACGATTCGAGATCCGTAATAAATCCTTGCATCTTTTTCCTTTCGATTAGGAGCCGAGCGACATCCGCCGCCAGTGATCCAGATGTGCCGCACCACTGCCCCTGATAGCGATACGCTCGCTTGCGTGCCTCGGCGAGATAGTCGTCAGTCAATTCGTATTCCATGCGTCAAGCCCTCACGCCTGCGACGTGCATGGACGAAAGCCCGCCGGCGTGGTCATAGAAAAACGTCTCCATCGCCTGACGGGAGCCGATAAATCCGTTGACGCTGTGCCAATCGTCGGGCGGGCAGAGAGCCGGTGCCGTGCGAACGATCACGCCGTCGAGCGTCTCAATCGGTCGCTGCCACTCCGCAGCCTGCGAGTGAAAGTGCCCTGTGTGCCATTCACGATACGGGCACTCGCTCCACTGGCGTGACGCTTCCAACGCCATGATCTGCGGCAGCTTCCGCTTGGCTCGATGCCCGTGGACGAAGCCCAGTAGATTCTGCCCGTGCGTGAGGTACTGCCGCCCGGTGAAGTCTGGCTTGATTGTCACCTGCTTGTGACCACCGAACCGCTCTTGCATGATCCGCTGGAACGTCCACGTCAGTACCTCGTCGTGGTTGCCGTTGACGATGACGACATCGGTCGGCACCGCATCGGCTGACTGCGTGACAAGCGACAGCAGCGTATTGCAGCCCACCTCGATCATCTTCTGAAGCCGCCCGTCACGCTCCAGCGGCGTACCACTTGTGGTACTCCCGTCGGGCCGGTCGTAATGGAAGAGATCTCCAACGAAGGCAATGGTGCGTCTGGTGGGATTGTGGGCATTACCCACCGAGAGCAGTTGCGAGCCAGTGTCGCCCACCAGGCGTGCGGCGTGGTCAAGGTCGTAGTCATCGCCGCCGGTCGTCTTGCCCCATGCGTACTTGCCGAAGTGCGGATCAGCGACAACCAGCACCTGCCACAGTCCGTCGCGCTTCGGTGCCTTGACAACCTTGGTCAAAGGGCGGCGAATGTCCTTCTTCGCAGCGTCGATCATCGCCGCCACGACTTCCCGAGTGGTCGGGCCGCCTTTCGGCTTGAGCCGCACGAACACGCGGTGCAGTTCGATGCTGCCGCCTTCTCCGTCTCCGCATTCCCATTTGGTAGCTTCGCTCGCGGCGATCTCAAAGCGGCTCATGTCCGCTTCGATGTGACGCAGCAGATCCTCGACGGTCTTGATGCGGCGGCTCGTGGATCGTGCTTCAAGCGTGTCGCCGTTCTGCGACTGCGTCACCTGCTCTGCATCTGCGGCTGGCTTGGGGGGCGGCAGTTTCGCCTTGATCCTGTCGGCTATTTTCTGCGCAGCCATTCTGACAACTCCTTCTCCGAGATGATGTGCCAGCCAGCCGCAATCGCTTCCTCTCGCAGTGCTCTTGCGACGGACGCCGATGATGCGGAGCCATAGCCGCCCGCTTGGAACCGCCTGCGGATCTCAAGCACGCCGGCCTGGTCGTCAGCGCTCAGCCGGTCCATCCACGTCGCCGGCTTGGCTGGCTTCACCCTCTCGGCTACGGCGTCTGCCAGTGCGACGCTTGGGTTTCTCGTCTTCACCATTGGCCTTTTCCTTTCGCTTCTCGCGCAAGTGGATCCAGCCGTCTTCGTCAGGGATGCCGCCGCCGGCAAATTCCTCGTCGTCGTCGAGGTCAGGCGGCAGGATCACCGCCTCTGGCTTCGGCTGCTGCTTGGCGCGTCCCATGCCACTAGGGTGGCAGGGCTGTCAAGCGGATGGAGCCGTGCCCCACTTGCCCGCCGGGCACTCCTGATCCGCCCAACTCAATTTGCTGACGTACCCTGCCACCCTGCTAACCGGGCATCCGCAAAGCTGGCAGGCGTTGTTTTGCAAGTGCTCGCACGTCAGGCAGATGTCGTGCCGGCGGATTCCTCGTCGTCGTCGAGGTCAGGCGGCAGGATCACCGCCTTCGGCTTTGGCTTTGCGCGTCCCATGCCACCTAGCGTGGCAGGGCTGTCAAGCGGATGGAGCCCGGCCCGTCTTTCAACCCTGCGTTCGTGAACTGGCTGGCCTGCAAGGAATTAGCGATAGCGGCAACGTCGTCTGCGCCTACCGGGCTTGGCAGCACGGCGTTCAGCATGCCGTTGGCAGCACGCTCAATCACAGACGACACGGCTGCTCCAAAATTGTCGAGCTTAGCCTTTCGTTTGTCGCATTCGCAGTCCTTGCCGATGACTTTCTTGACGCGGCGTGGGGTTATGCCGACGAACGACAGCGCCTTTGCCGCCGACGTGCCGATTGCAATTGGGGGAATAGATATGCGTTTTGTAGCGTGATCAGTAGCGATCTGCTGTGCCATTTCCGTAATAGTACGGCAGACTCGATAAGTCGGCAGTCTTTTAGCAAGATACCCGCAGCGATAGCATTTAAACGTGTGGGCGTCAAACTCGCACATCAAGGCTGCATGTGAACTATTGACCATGTTTGTGAAAGCCCTTGAGTGTTGATTGTTATTGTTCCAAACCGATAGGGACGCGGAAGCCAGTAAGGGTTTGTGGAGGGCAGAAACACTGGCGTTACATTGCTGTCTATTGTGATTTCAAGCAAACCAGTTTCTGATTTTGTGGCAATAATCCACGCAGCCGACGACTGGACTGACCAGTCACACTCAGGCTGCTCAGCCGGAACAATCTGCGCCACAATCGGGCACGTCGGAGAAGAAAAAATACGGCCTTCTGTGTTGTTTGGCAAAGGGAAGTCGGGCACGAAGCTGCTTCCAGCAAGCCAAATTACATTAAAAGGACACTCAACGCCGCCGTAGCCTGCCTGCGTAATGTATGCGGTGGCGCCACGGCCTGCCTGGCCGTTGGTCTCCAAGACAATTGTGCGCGGAAATTTACTGCTGTGCTGCGGCACTGTTATGTTTTGCGTCCTTTCAGGGCAGCAGTACGTCAGAGAGACGTTTCCGCCATCTTTTCCAATTGTCGTGCTCTGCGGCGTGACTGTTGTTGAGTACGGGCTGCTTTGACCACCAAATTCCACAGAACCAGGAAACACGATAAGTCCTACGTGTGCGAATGATCCGCCTGCACCTCCAAGGCTCACTGCCGTAGCCCCCCCCACAACAGGAAAAGGTGCGCGAAACAGCCCATAGAAGACGTTGATGTTTCCAAGCCAATAGCCAGACGTATCCCAAGAGCTGCACCACAGCTCTCTTCTCCTGACTAGGCACATGTACGACGAAGTATGTTGCGGCACATTAATTGGAACAACAGGAAACGACAGGCAATAAACCTGTTGATTGCAATTAGTGTCAAACAGCACCGCTCCTCCAGCGGAAAGGGTCATTACGTAATTACCGGCGACGATTTTCCCTGCAAGGATACCGGCATTGTCGCCGCTGGGCCTTCGACCTAGAAGCATGTCTTCGTCGAGCGTTACGGTCGCCTCAAGCGGGTGGCATGCTCCATTCTGATCCACGCCCGAAAACACGCATCGACTGTTGTTTACCCAATTAGAGGAACTGGACCCGCCGAGCGTGTATGTTTCATTGCCCCAATTTAGGTACGGAATGGTCAGCGATGTCCTGCATGGCCCATTCTCAATTGCCCACAATAAATCGCCGCAGTAAAAATATCTTGCCGGTGCTCCTCGCTGTCGCGTTAGTGGCACGCCGTCCCCTTGGCCCTGTCGGTTTATGTAATACCCGCCGCCTTGGTTGTAGCCGACGGCGGAAGTGGAGTTAATGCACGATGTGTGCTCGCCTGTATAGCTGCACGAATTGGGCGAGAGACGCATTGATATGACTGGCGGTGCCTCCTGTCCATAGCATCGGTTAGTGCGGGTGATAGGTCCTTTCTCATCAGATGACGATGTTGTCGCTGGCTCAGCGGCAGTCTGAACCACAACAGTGCTTTCAACAACGCCCCCGTACGTAGCGCCGACCCAAGACATGTTTTGCATAAACACGCTAGAGGTACACAGCGAGTATCCGCAGAACGCGGACGGCTCTGACACCTGCATCGTCCAAGAGCTATCTGTTGGGCTAATAAATTGCCCGCTGTTGTACGGCACAGTTTCTTCGCCGTTTAGCCAATCAGCAATACGTTCAGTGTCGTAAATCCAGTCGTTGAATTGAAAATCATTAAGAAAAGACGGATCACGCGGACGCATGATCCAGCCCCGGCTGATCACATTGCTTGCTGGCGACTGAAACGACAAATATTGCGCGTTAGTGGCCTGCACTGCGTACTCCGTGTGGTTCAACTGCGCGCCGGTGGGGTCTATCTGCACTCCTGGAAGTTGAACACCGATGGCAGAGAAATCGTCATCTAGGTTTGCATTGTCGCTGTAGACAACTGCTGTTTGTGCAGTTGCGAGATCACCTCCAAACTCTGGCGGCGTGCGAGTAAACGGCGAGTCGATGTACGGAGGCGGATTGTTTAAGAACGCAGGAAACCCCCCTGCGGGGAGCGCCTCTGGCACGTTTACTTGCCGCACCAAGACTTGAAGGGTTGAGTACCGATGCTTTGTTCCGCGTGTGTGCTTAATGACGTATTTAAGCGGGAAATAGGTAAAACGCGGAAGAAACCGAAACGCGCTAACGTTGGGCGTGAATAACGCCGTGACAGCCCAGTTGCCATATTGAGCGTCGCCGTTCATCGACACCGACACTGAAAGCATGCTTCGGAGTGTGTTTTCTGTGACGGCGGAGCCGTCAAGCCACTGAGACACTGCGCCTGCGTCGCAGCTATGCACCGACACGCTAACCGGCGAAGACGTGCTGAAAGTGGTGCTGCCGGCAGAATACTGCGCGGCTATAGTCGTGGAGTTGCTGACGATGTCAACATACGTCGGCTCTACGGCGACTGGTGGCGAAAGCGGCATCGTCACTCCGCGCAATGTCACTGCCCAGTTAACGGCCTCGCCAAGGTCGGCTGCGCCAGCCGTGTATCGCACGCTATAAGAAGCCGTGCGAGTCTCGCCATCGCTCATCGCCGACGCACCGTCAGCGATATTAAGGACAGAAGTAAGAACAAGCCTAGTTGCCACCTGTTTAGCGCCGACATCTTCAGGCCGCGACACGGCGCGGGAGTATCCGTGCATCGGCGTGTCCACGGTTTCGCCGGCGCTGTACGAAGTGCGAGGCGACGATGTGTCAACGTTCACATATCGAACGCAACGGTTAAACTCAAACACATCGTCGCATGTCGATCCACAACAAGGGTTGCACGGTGCGCCGAGCATGACCCCAAGCGGATACAACCCTGCCGCAAATGCAAACACAGCCCAGATGACAAGCGACAGCGGCTCGGCAGAGTCAATCATCTCAGCACTCCGCGGCGATCAGAATCCACTCGCCATTAGCGTACGCAATTGCACACGCCTTACTGCCGCTGCCGGTCAAGCTGGCAAAGTAGTTCGTCGCAGAATACGTCACAGAGCCAGCGGCGTCAGTAACAGTCGCCGTCGACCCTTTTGGCCAGGGGGCGGTGAATGTGCCACGAACGACCGGACGCGCACCACCCATCCGCACGAGCCCCCACTTCCCGGCCCCGGTGCCAGATTCCTTCCACAGTATGAATGCTTCGCCGCTCGACGCCGTCTCAAGCTCGACGACGCTGGCCTTGCACTTGGCGTACTGGTGGCTTTCGCTCTTGACGTCGAGCTTGACCTGCACGACGCCGGCGACGGCTACTTTCCCGAGGCTGCCTGACTTGATCGGCTCTACAGCGACGCAGAATGCCGTCGTGCCAGTTGTTGGTGTGGAGCCCTGTAGCACGGGCATTTCGTGGAACTGCCCGGCAGGACCGCTAGGCGTCGATTCCATGCCAGAGATCGCCAGCACGCCCCAGCGGTCGACGTCGGCTGATGCCTTGCAATACACTGCCGTGTAAGGCGCTGCGGGGCCACGGATGCCGTCGGCCTCAAATCCCGGCTGCGCGCCGAGGACCAGGTCGGCGGCGTCCTGCGCCCGGTTCCACGCACGGGCCGAAATAGCCGAGCGGAGCGATTGCCCCTTTTCGATCCGGCCGTCGGAGCGAGCCATCAGGCCACCCCGATTCCGAGGCCGGAGAAGCTTGCTTCCCGGTAGACCTTGTTGACGTACACGTACTTCGGGCGCTTGAGAAGCGTCTTTGACGCGCTGTCAGACTCGGCCTCATAACGCACCCACATGTACTCATGACCCCTTTTTTCGATGCCTGAAATGCCGCCGACGATGATTGCGGGCAGCGTCTGCCCCGATCCTGCATTCGGACTGGCAACGAACTTGTATGAGAGCTTCCACGGCCCGTGGCCGCGCTGGTCGTCCCACTCCTGAGAGCCGGTGCAGCCGACGAACAGCACCTCACCAGTGGCGAACGTGCGGAATGACGCATTGTTGACGGTGCCAGTCAAGCGAGCGACTTCCTTGATGTACCCGGCGGTGACGTAGCTCGCCGGCACCTCGTACTCCTCGGTCCACTGCAGCGCCGGTGCGACGATGTCCACGCCAGAGACGCTGTCACCGTCCACGCCGATGGCTTTGTACTGGTTTGGGGGATTTGTTCCGTAAGCTATCTCGTCCTCGGCCTGCGTCTTGTGTTGCGTGCCGCCGGTCGTGTCAAAGTGCCGCGCCCGCTTCAGCGGATCGCGCTGCTCGTCGTTCTCGATGCCAGTCTTCTTGTAATTGGCCGTGACCTGCCACGCCTCGTCGCCCAAGTAGCTGACGGTATAGCTCTCGACCCACAGCTGCGCGCCCGGCTGATTCGGATACTGCCAGCCGTAGAGCTGTGACAGTTGCGTGTTGATCGCCAGGTGCAGTTCGCTGTCGTCGCTCGTGCCAAATGCCTTCCATGACTTCGTATAGGTCGAGTCGCCGCGCAGCCCCTTGCGGACGATCGTGGCGGAACGTGACTCGTTGTCTTCGACGAATGTGACGGGCATCAGGCTAAAACCTCGTCTTTGATGTCTTCCTCAAGCTCCTTGCGGATCGCCTTGAGTTCCTTTAGCTGCTCTTGAAACACTGTGCCGCCAAAGCCCATGCCAGACGCAGCCTGCGCAGAGAACGTGCCGACGGTCTCTGCTTGGCGAGAGATCTGGTCCTGCAAAGCCATACGCTCCTCGGCGAGCCTCTGGGCGCGTTCTTCTGGGCTCTCGACTTGTGGCTTCTTTGTGGCGGCTGGCGACTCTTCGCCTACTGCTGTCGGCGTCAGCTTTTCAGCCGCCTGATTGGCGGCGTCCATGTATCGCTTCTCCTGCTCTGGAGACACGCCGCCCATGGATTTGAGCGTGAAGAACTCGTCGGCGATTGAGCGAAGGTCGTCCAGTGTCTTGGCTGCCTCGACACCACCGATGACGTCGTTTGTCTGCGACATCAGGACGTTTCTCGTCCGTTGCGTGCCCAACTCGGACTGAAACCGCTGGCTAGCGTCCTTCAGCCCAGTATTTCGCTCTTGCGTGTTCTCACGCACCTTCCGCAATCGCTCTTCCGCACGCTGGCCCGGTGTCTGCGCATTCTCGCTTGAGCCAAACAGAGAGAACTCAAACTTGTCGAACGCCGCAAAACGCAAAAATGGGATGTTGCTGATCCAGTAGTCAAAGGCGTTAACGAGATTAGCGCCCCACTCGTCGACCATGTTCATGAAATTGGCAGAGAACGTGCGGAAGGCGGCTTCCATGCCTCGCAATGCGACAGACATTGCGCCTTCGAGGTTGCCTGCCATGATGGATTCGTAGATTGACGCAAACGCTTCGCGGCCAATGACGCCGATTTGCGACAGCACGCCAATGGCATTTCGCCCGGTTGCGGCAAGACCTGCGATGCCATCAGAGACAAGCTCTACGCCGCCGAGGTAGCGAAACAGGTCCGCAACCGCCAGCCCAAGCAGACCAATTTGCACGAGTATCAAGCTGTTGGCGAGCAACCATGCCGCACCAGACGCCACGGCTGCCGCGACGCTGGCCGCGCCGTAGGACACGATACCGACTATGGCAGACGCTGTAGCTGCAAGGATTCCGGCAAGTGTCGTCACGACACCCATGAACGCAGCAGCGACACCCGCAGCGACAGATAGCAAAGTGCCGAAAACAGCACTGGCTGCCGCCACCCCCTTGCCGACGACAAACAGTGCGGCGCCCATCGCAGAGAACTGGAGCACTCCAGCCGCCACCGACAGCACTACATCGCCATTAGCCTTGACGAACGCCGTTGCAGCAGTTGATGCGCGCTCCATGAAGTTCACGGCGTTCATCAATGATGGCGCCAGTGCGTCGCCGATCGCCAGGGCGGTGCCCTCTACGGCTGACAGCATGATACGCAATGCACCACCTAGTCCGGCATCCATAGCCTTGGCAGTGTTGTTGGCAGTGCCGGCCGCTGTGTCTAAGCCAGCGCGAAGATTCCGCACGCCTCCGGCGGTCTGCGACAGCACGTTGGCAGACGTGATGCCAAGCAGCCCGAACGCCTGAGCCATCTTGGCCGTTCGCTCAGCAACCGGCATGGATGTGGTTGCAGTGTTGATTTCGTCGAGAATCTGCACGAGCGGCTTCAGGTTGCCGGCGGCGTCCATGTTGTCGATGCCAAACAGCTTGTTGAGCTTTTCGCCTGTGCCTGCCGAAATCACGCTCAACCGCCGCAACGCCGTGCCGGCTTCGCTTCCTTGAATGCCGACATTGCCAAGAACGCCGAGAATCGCCGCCGTGTCCTCGAGCGACATGCCGAGACTCTTGGCGACTGGACCGGCGTACTTGAGCGATTCGCCGAGACTGTCAACGGTGTTGAAGGTGTTGTTGGCGGTGTACGTGAGGACGTCCGCAGCTCTGGCGGCCTCCTCGGCGCCCAGCCCGAACTGACGCAATGTGGCCGCCATGATGCCGGCAGATCGCGTCGCGTCAGTGCCCGTGGCCCGTGCCAGGTCGAGCACCGCCCCGGTCATGGCGTTGATCTCGTCCGGCTTGAAGCCAGCACGCCCGAGTTCCGTCATCAGGTTGGCGACCTCAACCGCCGTAAAGCTGGTTGTGGCGCCGAGCTCGCGTGCCTTGTCGTTCAGCATGGCGAACGCTGCGGCACCCTGCGGCCCGAGCGAGCCTGTTACGGCGGCCGTCGCTCGGATGGCGTCGTCAAACTTGGCGAACTGCCGCACCGCCAAGCCGACGGGCGCCCCGATGAGGGCACCCATTCCCATCATCTGAGTGCCGAACTTCGACATCGACGCGCCGATCTTGCCAACCTGCTTGTTGATGCGGTTGACTTCGGCAAAGAATTTCGCGGAGTCTGCGCCGATCTCGACGAAGACCTTGCCCATTCGGATGCCGCCGGCAGATGCCATTTGTCAGCCTCCGAATAATCTCTTTAGGTCTTCCGGCGTCGCCTGCCTGGCCTTGGGCCGTGGTTTCTTCGCGTAAGGGTGAAACTTGTAGGCGTCGACCGTCGGCTTCTCTTTGGGTTTGTTTGCGTTATAGAACTGGGCCATCAAGTTGCTGGTGTGCCACCAGTCCGCCTCTAAGCGGCCATCGCGGGCTGCGGCGAGTTGTCGGAAGGTCCACTCTCCTGGGTAGACGCCGATGATGCCTGCGGCTGCCCAGATGGCATTCCAGACTGAGCAAGCAGGTCGCTCGTCGTCGCCGCTGCCATCGCTTCCTCGGCCCGTTGCAGCAGTTCCGTCGTTGCCTCGTCCATCTTGGCTGCGAGCAGGCCGACCATTCGTCGCAGCCGGAGCGGGAAAAAATCGACTAGCTCCTGCTCAAGTACCTTCGCCGCAGCGTCGAGTGCATCGCCACGCAGGCCGTCAAGGAAATCCTCCTTGGTCAGCTTCTTGTCGGCGACTTGCCGCTGCAGGATGGCGTAGAGCGTCTCTGCAATCGTGGTGTATTGCCCACGCAGCACCTGCATCGTCTGCGAGATGCTGGCAACGTCGACCAGGTCAAACGGCTTTTTCTCGCCGTCGACTTCCACCGTGACTGCATCCTTCACCCTCATGGCTGCTGCGACAGTCAACGCCACCTGCCACGGCCTACCCTGATCGTCTCGGAACTCTCTCACCTGTAGCTCCCCGTTTTCTTGAACGTGATCGTGTACGAACACACGTCATCGAGCGGCTGGTTGTTCGTCACGTTTGTCACCACGCCCGTGAACGCGAAACCGGTGCCGCTTACTTCCACCTCATCACCTGCCTCGCACGCTGTCACCGCCGCATCCACGAAATCGCCGTCAATCGTCTCGACCTGCACCTCGACGCTGTAGCCCGTGGTGTACGAATGGATCTCGCGTGAGCCGTATGGCCGCACCTCGATTTCTTGCGTCGTCTCGGTGGCCGTCACGTTACGGACGCCGGCCGAGTGATCCCCGGCCGTGAGAGTGCAATTGCGTCCCAGCGTGATGGTGGCCATGCACTACGACACTTCCTTGAGCGTCACCTGATACGTGACGGCACCGTCGAGCGTGATGTTTTCCGTGACCGACATGACCTGCCATCCAGACGTCTCAACCGTGCCGAGTTCCGTCATGAGGTTGGCGGGATCGTGACACTCGATCTCCCACATATTCGTGGTGAACCCGGCCGCGGTCGCGCGGTACTGGCCCGTGGTGCGGTCGGAAATGTCAATCGTGTCGCACTCGGAGGTATAGACGGCCGAGATGATGTTGCCTCCGACCGGAGGCGCGGTGGCCGCGTTGCGGCCGAGCGTAATCGCCATGTGTCGTGTTGCTCCTGGTTAGGCTGGGCCGGTGACGCGGCGGGCAGAAACGGAGAAAGTGATGATGTCGTCGAGCGGCTGGTCTTGGGCGACGCTCGTGACGACGTACGTCACATCGCCGGTCTCGGTGCCGCCGAGAGTGAACGTGCCGCCGGCAGACACGCCGGGGGAATCGATGCACTCGACCTCGACGGTCTGCTCAATCAAGCCTCGGCGAAACTTCCGAGCCGTGTCGCCGAACTTGGTGACGTCGATTTCCGACGCACTGGACGAGACGGTGACGCTGCGGGCATTTGCGACACCAGAGATGGTGACGTCTTTGCCGAGCACGATGGTAAAAGGCATGTCTGGCGATCCTCCGGGGGGGATGTCGCCAAACTACGACTGCCAACAGCGTTCCTTGAGGGGGTGTGGCGTCAGCGTCCGAGACTTCCACCGCTGCTGCGGATGGTGTCCTGAAACTGTCTCGGAATGCGGTGGATCATGGCTTGCAGCCCGATCTCCATGTAGCCGCGCCCGTTGACGCTGCGGGTGCCGATGTACGTGCTGTTTGTCCCGTACGGCACGTTGGACAGCATGCCCACGTACGCACCGTTTTTCCCCTGCAGACTTCGTGGCAGCTTGCGGCGTCTGAACGTCTTCGACGGGTACTGGCCGTGGTTGACGTACACATGTACCGTGCCGCCGAACTCATGCAACTGGTTGATCCACGGCTCTTTTGACGGGCCGATGACCACTGACTTGGTGGTGTTGTCGTAATCCGTTTGTATGTCGTTTCGCAGGAACGCCATCGGCGCCCATGACGAAACTTTGTCTTCCCTGGCGACGCGGTAGATAGCCCCAACCAGCGGAATGCCGTCCTTCGTGCCGTACTGCCGAAAGACCGGATTCTTTCGCGGCCGGCGACCGCTGGGAGTCGAGCTGCCAACCATCTGCCGCTGCACCGACCTGCGGCAGTCCATGCCGGCGTTTTGCAGTGCCTTGGCGGCTGCTTCGCCGACGAGCCGCTTGAGCCCCGGCTTGTCCCAGTTGAACTTGGTCTTGCCCTTGAAGCGTGCCACTACGCCTCCGGCAGTTCGTCCGCCTGAAACACCCGGTAGCTCGCCGTGATGACAGCCCGCCACACGTTACGCTCATTCAGGGCGTCGTCAGGGTTGATTGCAATCGACACCGTCTGCGGGCTTGTGACGTCTTCTGGAAACTGCACCTGCTCGCCCCATGAGTGCGCCCGGACATACAGCAGGATCTCGTCGGCGAGATCCAGCATGTCGTCGGCGTCTGCCTCAGTCTCCACACGCCGGCCGATGTAGACGAGTACCTGGTAGTCGACCTGCGTCACGCCCCGGCTGATGCGTTGTGTGTCGGCCTGGCCGGGCGTCACAAACACCACCGGATCGGCCATGTCAGCCGCATCGACCCGAGCCCAGTTGCGACGCTCCACCGTAGGCTGCGTGGCCACAGAGGCGAACGTGGCGGCGTCCAGGCCATCGGCTACGCCTTGGGCGATCTCACGCAGATACGAAGCCATCGGTATGTCGCTCCATGGCGGCGACGTTTTGCCGTATGCGAACGTCCGCCGGCAGCATTGTCGCCGCCTGCCGTGCCAACGTGAGGGCTTCGGGACGTTTGCCTAGCTCCCACGCAGAGACGCTGGCGAGGTCATACGCCCGGCCTTTGGCATCAGGGTCTGTGGCATGGGTGCCGGGGTCGCCTGCCTCTATAGCTCGCGTGGCGAACTCGTAGCACTCCTGCCACCGCTGCTGGCGGTAGCGGGCCAGCGACAACGCCTCCCAAGCGTCAGGCTCTCCGGGGCATTCCTCGGTCGCCTGGTGCAGCTGCCGCTCGTCCTGCGTCACAAGATAGAGATACCGGCGGGCGTAGGCACGCTCCGTCGCCTGCCCGCCTGGCATCTTGAGATACGCCAAGAACTCCGCAGCGGCTTCGGGCAGCCCGGCGTAGCTCATCTCACGTGCCAGATACCACTGGGCACGAGCGTCTCCTGGTGCCTCTCGAACCGCCACCCGCAATAGCGTCAGGTCGGATTTGTGGACCTTGCCGGGCTCGCGGTGGTGGTGGACCTCAAGCCCCTCGGCGATTGCCTGCACTTTGTCTCCCGTCCAGCACATCAGCCCCTCGTGCGTTGCCTGCGCCCACCGAAAGCCATGCCTGGCATGCACCCGGTCGCAGTAGAAGACCAGACCCGGAGACCCGTCTGGCTTGAGCGACCAGGCGTAGCGGTAGCGGAGGTTGTTCACATCGCCCGTCCACGCTCTTTCGACAGCCTCCCGCCAGCCGGGCAGGATTCGCTCGTCCAGATCCAGCCGGATGGCGATGTCGATGTCGGGCGGCAGGTGGTTGAGGCTCAGGTTGTGGGCGTCGTCCCAACGCCACGGGCAGACGTACCCGTTGCACACCGTCACACCCTGTTGCACGAGGATACCCTGCGTGCCGTCGGTCGAGCCCGTGTCGGTCACTACCCGCACATCGGCATCCGCACATGATTCCGCCCACGCGGCGGCGTGCTTTGCCTCGTTTTGTGCCAGAGCGTAAATGCCGACTTTAGGCATAGCTCATATGCCCCTCGTGCTTGACGTTGCCGACTTCGTAGTAGACAAGCGGCTCGTCTAGGCGTAGCAGTCGCGTTGTAGTGGCAGCACGCCGGTAGAAATCCCAGTCACTCGCCGCCAGCCGTCGCATAGCCATGCCAAGATCGTCTGGCACCCAGTGCTGCCACCCGCCGAGCGCGTCTGTCAGCTTTCTGGAGAAAAGCAGGGCTGACACTGCCATCGGGTTGAAGTGCGGCACGCACCCAGTCACGTCTGTCACGCCTTCTGACGCTTGCACTCCGTGCGGCCCGTAGTAGTCGTGGTGTATGCCGTGAACGCAACCGTCTTCGGTTCTGTTGATGATGCTGGCATTAAAAAGCAGGCATTCTGGATGCCGCTGCATTGCCTGCACTTGCCGCTCGATGCGGTGTGGCATCCACTCGTCGTCATCGTGGCACATCGCGAACCAGTCGCCACGCGCGAGGCAAAATCCGACGTTTGTGGTGTCTCGACACGCGATGGAAATTTCCCGCCCGGCGTCGTCGCGCAGTGGTTCCTGCGTGTGCGTGCCACGTGACAGCCGCACAACGGTGATTGGCACCGCAGTATCCGCGTAGCGGTCATGCAGCGAGTGATACTCTGGTTCCGGCGAGCCATTATCGACAACCACCACCTCGTCTACAGGATGCGTCTGTGCAAGGATCGAGTCGATTGCCCTGCAGCACTTCCAGAAGCGTCGATAGGTGGTGACAATCGCCGAAATTCTCACGACAGGTATCCCGTGAAGAGCGTGGCGTTGTGGTCAGCTTGATACACGTGGAACTTCTCTGGGTGGTCACGATAAATCGCAGACCACGTGTTGACTTCCCACGTTGTTCTGCCGCTTTGCTCTAGCTGCAGCGTGGCGTAGCACATGGCAGTCTCGTGGAACCAGTCCGCCAGTCGTGGCGGCATGACGACCACGCCCCCAGCCACGTACCACGCTGGCGACAAAAAGTTGATCGTAGGGCGACCGTCAAGCGGCCAGATCCCCGGAAGCGTGATTCTGTCAGGAGGTGACTGCTCGACCTTCGCCAGCAGCTGCTGCACGTGCCGCTCTTTGACGTCGGTGAGGTGAAAAATCCCGAAATCAATCCACACCACGTGACTGCCGGCGATGCGCGCGGCATCCGCCAGCCATAGGCTTTTTTGGTGCTGGACGACGCAGTAATTGACCGTGTCTTTGTCTGACCGCCCCGGCGGCTGGCTGGCTGTACGTGACGCCTGATAGAGCCAGCACAAATCCAATCGGGCTGGCCGGATTTCTGTTTGCGTGGGCGGATCGAACGGTGCCGGGTCGCCGTCGTAAAACGCAACAGTCGGCAGGCACAGGTCAAGGAGCCTGCGGCCGAGGCCGACATACCGAGAGTGTGCCCTATGCCCGCTGTCTAGCCGCACGTAGCCGGTGACAAGAGTCGCCATGCGTCGTCCGCATCCATGCGAGCCATCCACGCTTCGGCGTCCCTCACGCCGAACGTCGCGTAGAGATCGTCGCCTAGCTGCGCGAGCCCGGCGGCAAACTCGATCGCCTGCGTTTCCCGAAACGCGAAAGGCGGCGACACCCGTGCGATTGTCATGAGCGTGTCAAACCAGACGAACCGATGCTCGTACGCCCGCCTGTCACCGAGCCACGCCACCTCGTGGACTAGGCAGAGCCAGCCGTCGTGGAACGGCACGAGCTGCGAGCCGCCGCGGAATGCCCTAGCAATCGGCGGCGATGTTGACCGCTGGCACAGTTGCCACCCGCCGTCGAGTTCTGGGTCTGGCTCCACCGTTACCACGTGCCCGTCGTGGCAGCAGGAGTAGAGCCAGCCTCGCTGCCACGGCATCCAGTTCTTTTCGTGGTCTTGCGGGCTGACGCCTGTCATGACCTTCATGTTCGACAACGTGGCCGACTCGACGTCCAGATCCGCAGTGGCGATACGGCACCGCCCGTCGAGCCCCGCAATGTTTCGCACGGTCGCAGACACACCTATACCCGTTTGGGTATGCCGTAGGCGGCAGTCCTCGAACCCGTCGACCGGATAGCCGCTCTTGCGGTATTGCACGTCGGTGATAATGCGGGCGTCGATGACGCCCATGGCAGCGTCAACGTCGCACAGGATGTTCTCCGTGCGGATGACGCCAGCATCGGCGTCGGGCATCACATACTGGCCATCCACGATGCGGTAGTTGCTACTGCGAACGATTGCCAGCAGACGGCCCTGGTGGGCGATGATGGACGGGTTGAAGAGCGACCAGCCTTCGTACGCTGGCTCAATGTCAAACCGCTGAAACGACACGTCTACGAGATCGGCGAGCGGCTCCGTGTACCACGTGCGGTTTGCGCGAATGGTTTCCTCCACGGTTTCGACTGGAGGCAGCGACAGCGCACGCTCGCACGCACGGCGGCCGGCATCAAGCTCGCCACAGTAGTAGGCGTGCTGGATGATCGCTGACAGGTGGTCGATCATGAGAGTGCGAGGATCAGGCCGATGGCAGACGCAGCGGGGCCTGTCGGGCCGGTCGGGCCGCCTGATGGACCAGTCGGGCCGGTCGCCCCATTACTTCCAACAAAGCCATCAGCGCCAGCAGGGCCTGTCGATCCCGTGGGGCCAGTTGGGCCGCCTTCTGGCCCAGTGCTGCCAACAGGACCAAGCGGACCTGTAGCGCCCGTCGGGCCTGTCACAGTCGATGCCGCACCGGTCGGGCCAGTAATAGACGCTCCGGTAGAGCCCGTATTGCCCGTTGGGCCAGTGACATTTGACGCAGCCCCAGTAGCCCCCGTAGGGCCTGTCACGCTTGGGCCGGTGAACCCGGTAGGGCCTGTGATCGTAGACGCAGCGCCGGTCGGGCCAGTCACGCTTGGGCCAGTGCTTCCGGTCGGGCCGGTCACGGTAGAGGCAGCGCCGGTCGGGCCTGTGCTGCCGGTTGCTCCCGTATTTCCAGTCGGAGCAAGGGCAAAATTAATCGGTTCCTGCCACCCGCTGACGGCATCCTTCGGGCCATAGAGCAGGCCAGCACCGGTCGGTCCTTTGACGATAAAAAGATCGCCGACCTGGCCGACGCCGCCGGTTGGCGCAGTGGGACCGGCGAAGATCGGCGACGCGCCGGATGGCAGGCTAAAGAACGGCATCGCGCTACCTCGTCATCTCTGCGACCTGCTCGATCACCTGCACCGCCTCCGGGCTGGTCAGCCAACGCAACGCCTGCATCAGCGCGACGCAGCAGGCCAGCCATGCAGCGAGGGAGACGGCGGCGGTTGTCAGGAGGTCGGTCATGCGATCACCCACTTGGCGATCAGGTAGCTCTCCACTGCGGCGCGGTCGGTGTCGGAGAGTGCAGAGTTGTAGATGATGATTTCGGCGATGTCGCCGCCATGTGTGTTGGCGCTCGGGCTCGTTACAAACCTTCCAATACACAAATCATTTGCAGCATTGCTTGTTGAAACAGCGTTTGTATCAGTGTTGTTTGTAACTGCTGTGCCAGAGTTAAGCCGCATGGAAGAACGATTGGACGCGGTTGCATTTCCTGGCCTGCCGACCGATGACAGCACGCTCCAGCCAGACGGCATAAACCCGTTTGCGGAAACATTGGATAAAGCAGAGGTTGCAGAAACGCCGCGCCTTATTCGGTGAACCAGTACGTCGCTAGTGCCAGAGCCATCTAAGAAGCGCAACGAAAAACCGACTGCTGAGCTACCGTCGTCGCAATTATCAATAATGGCGCTGTTGTCTGTTGTGGATCGCGTAAGCACTACAAACACTGTGCTATCGGCACTGTGCAAAAACTTAAACGTCTCCGTGCTGCTTGGGATAGATAGAGAGTCATTGCTCCCATCAAACCGCAGCACGTCCTTGCCGCCCTGCACTGCCGTCTTCCTCGCTGGCCGATTCGCGCTGGTGCCCTGCGTAGCGTGTCTCGCGTTGCCAGATTTGTCTTCCCACCTCGCTACGCCGCCATCCGCCGCGACGAGCGAGCCGCCGGTGGTCGCGTCGTAAAGTGTGCTGGCGTCGGAGGCGTCAAGCCAGAGTTGAAGGCCAGCAATCGTCTGGGGGACAGGGGCAGGCGTGATCCCCCACTTGGCGATCAGGTAGCTCTCCACAGATGCGCGGTCGGTGTCGGAGAGTGCGGCGTTGTAGATGATGATCTCGCCGATGTCGCCGTTGAGCGAGTCGTATATCACGCCCCCGCTCGTTCCACCGCCAACCTCAACAGCCGCCGAGTTGTCGTCTACGCTCTGCACCGACCCGGATGCAGATACCGGAAGCGAAGCGCCGTTTTTGTAAATTGCTGCTGACGACAGCGAGCCGCCAGAAGCCTTAAAAACTAGAACAGAATAACTGCTGGTAGAGACAGTGCTGGCAGTTTCTACCGTGGTCCGACCGCCGCTGTTGTCATCAAAGAAAAGCTTTACCTTGTTGTCGCTTTCCACAAGAAATCGCCATCCGCCCGAGGCGTCCTGCTTATTTATCAATTCATGCCGCACGTCGGACGTTAGCGTCTTGAATACAACAAATACTGTCGCGGACTGGCCGGATTGAAGGTAATCACCAAAATCAGAGCCGATCAAAATATCATCGCCGCGACTTGCAACGGCACCGGCCGCAAACAGCAACGTACCAAGCCCGTTCTGCTGACCCGTCTTTCGTAGCGGCCTGTTACCGCTGGTCGATTGAGTGAAGTG